CCGCCGTGATAGCCGAGTTTCGCCGCTCCGGCCACGAAACACCAAAGCGCATGTGTTTCGACTGCTGTGTATTCGTCAGTGACCAGTATTTCTTCCCCGTCTTTGGGTCCGTCATTACCGTCCAAGTCGATGTCCGGCGGACACGGATCGGGAGATGGGTGGGATACCGCGGACAATACGCCGGGCACGTTTTCCCAAACCACCCAACGGGGGCTATATTTTGCAGCAATGGCAAGATATGTGAGGGCGAGGTTCCCCCTTGGGTCAGCCAATCCCTTGCGAAGTCCGGCGATGCTGAACGACTGACATGGAGTTCCTCCGCAGAGAACATCGACATTTGCATCTGGCCACTCCTTGAAATTGGTCATGTCGCCGAGGTTTACGGCGTTTGGAAACCGATGCGCCAAGACGGCGCTCGGGAATTTCTCGATTTCAGACTGGTAACGCCAGTCGATCCATGGCGCGGATACCTCGGGGGCGCCTATGCCGCTGCACACTGTCATGCCGATCATGCGCCATCCCCCTGACAGGAAAGGGTCGCAGGGACGGACAACACTACTCCGCCCCCGCTGGTCCCGTCATCAAATGCTTTCACTGTTGGCGCAGCTTCCGCATAGGTCGGGGACGTCTCTTGTTTCTGGAACCAGACCGACACCGGCACCCGGCCGCGCGTCTGGGCCTCGATGGTTTGCATCAGCTTCGGGTGCGGCAATCGCCGGCCCGCAAGGATCTGGGACAGGTATGGCTGGCTGATACCGAAGACCTTGGCCCACTGCGATTGCTTGGCCTTGAGCGGGTACGCGGCGATGTATTCTTTTAAGGTCTGCATGGTTATTGCAACTATCAATGCGCATAGCCATGTGTCAATGACAAATCGCAATAGATCATGTACCATACGCAAATGTGGCGCTACACTTGCCACTTCGGAAGAATATTTCAGGACGAGTTATGAAACACATAGGATGGACCCCGTGCGCATTAAGATCAAAGAAGCCCGCATCGCCGACGGGCTGAAACAGAAAGAGCTTTCCGCGATGGTCGGGTTATCGCAGCCGTATTTCGCTCAGATCGAGCGCGGCGAGCGGCGGCTGACCGCGTCACTGCAAGCCCAGATTGCCAAGGCAATAGGTGTAAAACCCACTGATTTAGTGGATTTCGACGCGCCGACAGAGGATGATGAGCAGTTTCTTATCGAGACGTTCCGGGGTCTGTCCCCGGAACGTCGTGAGGGCTGGCTGGACATGGCGCGCACGATTGCCGCTCAGAAGGCGAAACCGTCCGAAGAAACGCAGCGCGGCCCTCGGGCCCCATCTGCGCCACCAGGCGCTTGAACTCTGCTGTTTGACCCGGCGCGTCGGCGCGGCCCTGCTGATCCGGCTTGCGGTTAACTGCTGCCATGATTCCCTCTAAAAACATCCCGCGGGTTGAGCCTGTCGCAAAACATTCGCGCGGATCACTGCCTACGTCCAGAGAATATTCGGCCTCGCAATGATTGCAACAGCATTTTTTTTGTTGCAAAGGTTGTGCTGTTTGCAATAAAGTGCAGATACGCAACACGAGGATGGACCCATGCAGGATGACTACCTGACGGCCCTTCGGGGCCTCAACGACGCCGTGTACCGCGCGACTCGCGCCGCCGCGGCAAAGAACGCCCCCGAGTACCACCAGCTGCGCGCCATGGCCTTTGATGTAGATCAAATGGTCGACGCGAACGCACCGACGATGAAGGTGTCGTGATGGGGTTGCGCGAGGACAATGAGCGCGCTGCGCGCGTGCCGAAAGGCAAATGGGCCGACTATCTGGCAGGCGAATACACCCCGCCGCCCGCGCCGTATCCAAGCGACCCGAGCGCGAAGCCGATCACCGGCAATTATGAGTGGATCAAAGTGAGGGGAGACTGAGCCATGACACACGACAAAACAGGCGGACCAGCGTTTCAGCGCGATAACTTTCATAGCGGCGTAGAAGGCATGACCATGCGCGACTGGTTTGCCGGGCAGGCTTTGACGGGAGCAATGGCAAACGAGGCTTGGGATGATGCGCCTCTCAGTGCGATATCTGACCTTTCATACAACGCAGCCGACGCCATGCTTGCCGAGCGCGCGAAAGGCGGTGGCGAATGACCCTCAATGACAAATCCGGCAGCCGCGACAACGGCCTGGATGAGCAGGCACGCCGTGCCATGAGCAGCCCCGCCGTGCCTGAGTGGTTCGAGACGCTCGTTGGTGATTCCGAACCACCGAAGCCGCGCCGGTTTCCGTGGGTACTGGTTAGCGCGTTTGCTTTTGCCTTCGCGGGACTGGTCGCCGGCTACGCCTTTGGTGAGGTGCCGCCGGACTATGAACCGCCGCGCGGGTACGAAGCCTGCACTGGATTGTGCTGACAATGATCCGTCAACCGACCACATGGAATGACGCTCATGCGTGGTGGCACCGCGCCCTCAATGATCCCCGGACGCCGCGCCACGAAGCCGATCCGCAATGCGGGTATTACGCCCGCCGCGCGGTGAAAGGCGGACCGCTCATCCCCGTGCATGTCTACCTCGATCAAGAGATCGACCCGGACACCGGCGAACTTGCCGACGACGAGACGATCCGCGCCGAAGAGCTTGGCGCGAGCAAAGACCCGGTGCGCATCTGGACGCATCTGCGCCCGATCACGCGCGACAAGTACGAATCGCTGGTCGAGCGGCACCGCACCGACATCGACATGCAGGCCACGCAAGTTGCGATGGACCTTGGCGACAAACCCACCAGACCAGGAGGACGAACCAATGCCTGACGACCACACCCCCGAAAGCACCCCGGCCATCGGCCACAACAAGGGCCCGGCATTCCGGCCCGAGAAGGTCGAAGAGCACAGCACCAAGGCGGCCGAGTTTCTCGACGCCGCCGGTGAATGGCTGGCCATCGAGGAAATCACCAGCGAAGAACAGGCGGGCAACCTGTCCGACTTCGTCGCCGGGATCCGCCAACGGTGGAAGGCCACCGACGAGGACCGCAAGGCTGACAAGAAGCCCCATGATGATGCGGGTACGGAGGTGCAAGGGGCTTACAAGCCGATCCTCGATAAGATGAAGCGGGCCGCCGAGCGTGTCGCCCCGCTGCAAAACGCATGGCTGGAGAAGCAGGAAGCCATCCGGCAGGAAGAGGCCCGCAAGAAGGCGGACGAAGCCCGCCGGCAGAAGGAAGAAGCCGACCGGTTGGCCGCACAGGCTGCATCGCGCAACGACGTGTCGGGCGAGGTCGACGCCGAGGCCGCCATGAAGGAAGCCGAGAAGGCGGAAAAGGCCGCGGCACGGTTTGCCAAGGGCAAGGCGCAGACCCGCAGCGCGTCGGGGGGCGGCAAGACCACCAGCCTGCGGTCTTATCCCGAGGCCGAGATCGAAAACCTGCGCGTCGCGCTCATAGAGTTTTCGGACCATCCCGAGGTTGCCGACCTGCTGCGCACCCTCGCCACCCGCCGGGCGCGCGCCAAGGGGTTTGACCCCGCGGTCGACAAGATCCCCGGCTTCACCGTCAAGATCGTAAAGAGGGCAGTCTGATGAATACCGCAGTCGCAAAGAAACCCCTGCGCCAAGTGCAGGACGTGAAGCAACTTCTACACAACGACCAGGCGCGTGAACAGCTGGCCGCGGTCGCCGCGCAGCACATGCGCCCGGAACGGATGATGCGCGTCACCGCGAACGCGATCCGCGAAACCCCGAAGCTGCAGCAATGCGATCCGCTGTCGTTCCTCGGCGCGCTGATGCAATGCGCCGCGCTCGGGCTCGAGCCCAACACCGTGTTGGGCCATGCGTACCTCGTCCCCTTTGACAAGAGCGTGAAGGGGCCGGACGGCCGCTGGCAGAAGATCCCGCAAGTGCAGTTGATCATCGGCTACAAGGGGTTGATCGACCTCGCCCGCCGGTCGGGTCACATCACCAGCATCTCCGCGCATGTTCACTACTCCGATGATGAGTTGTGGGAGTACGAGGAAGGCACCGAAGCGCGGCTGCGCCACCGGCCCGGCCCGCAGGACGGCCAGAAGATCCACGCCTACGCGATCGCAAAGTTCCGCGATGGCGGCCATGCCTATGTCGTCCTGCCGTGGTCCCACGTCATGAAGATCCGCGACGGATCGCAGGGATGGCAAAGCGCGGTGAAGTTCAAAAAAACCGAAAGCAGCCCGTGGCACACACACGAGGACGCGATGGCCAAGAAGACGGCGATCCGCGCGCTGGCAAAGTACCTGCCGCTGTCGGTCGAGTTCATGGACGCGGTGCAGACCGATCACGATGGCGGCGCCCAGATCGACTATGCCTCTTATGCCATGAACCCGGAGGACGGCCCGACGATCGACGGCGATGCGACGGACATAGAAGATCCTGAGCCAGAGGGCGAGGATAAAGGCGTCGAAGGAAAGCCTAAGACCGAGAAGTCCGAGGAAAAGCCGGCAGAAAAGCCCGCGTCGCAGGCAAAGCCCAAGACCGAAAAAGCCCCGAACGACGAGGGCGGGTCCGACGACAAGCTGCTGCAACTCAAGAACATGATCGTCTCGGATCTCGACGCCGGCGCGCCGGCAGATGCCACCCGCCGGCATTACGCGGACCTGATCGAACAGATCAAGGCGGGCTCGGCCGAAATCTATGACGCCCTCGAGGCCGAGTTCAAAGCCTACGAGCAAGGCGGCGAATAGACTTGCGCGTCAACAACAAACCACACACCCACCACCCTATCCCGAAAGGACACCAGATGAACGACACCATGAAATTTAAGCCTGACCCGGTGCTTGATGCGGCGCGCGACGACGCCTACCGCGTCGGGGCCGACGATTTGCGCCAGTTCATCGAGCGCATCGAGCGGCTCGAGACCGCGAAGAAGGGCATCGCCGACCAGGTGAAAGAGGTTTTCGCCGAAAGCAAAGCCCGCGGCTACGACCAGAAGGCGCTGCGCGAGATCATTAGGATCCGCAAGCGCGACTCGGACGAGGTCGCCGAGCAGGAGGCCGTGGTCGCGATGTACCGCGAAGCATTGGGGATCTGAGCCATGAACATGAACGCGCCCACATCGAAACCAATGACCGACCGGGAGATCGACGCCTATGTCGGCGGTCGGATCCGCGCACGCCGCCGGGCGCTCGATATCACGCAAGTCGAACTCGCGGATGCCATTGGCGTGAAATTTCCGCAGGTCCAGAAATACGAGTCTGGCAGGAACCGCGTCAGCGCATCCCGCATGTTCCTGATTGCCGAGGTTCTGCGGTGCAGTCTTCTGCATTTCTGGGACGGCCTGCCGGCAATGTATTCGCTGGGGCCCGCCGATCGGCTGCAGGCGACGCCGCAAGACCGGATGGAATCGCGCCTGCTGGACGCCTTTCGCAAGTGCCGGCCCGAAGTCCGCGCCGGCCTCGTCACCCTGCTCGAAGACGTGGACGCGAAGAAAGCGAAGCCATGAGCCGCGCACCGGCATTTTTTGGAGATGGGGCTGGAACTGACGCAGCCCGACGAGCGGATGAAATCGGACGCCGCGCGATACCGGGCGAAAATGGAAGGGGTGGGGGAATGACCGACAAACCGATGATATTCAGCGCGCCGATGATCCGGGCGTTGCTCGACGGGCGGAAGCACCAGACGCGGCGCGTGTTGAAGCCGCAGCCTGTATTCTATGCGCCGGGGTTCCACGTTCCTGGCTTGGGCGGCGGAAAATTCCCCTATAAATGGCTTTCCAAAAACCAAGGGCCGACAGTTTACGGAGTTGACCCAAAAGACCTTTCACGCCGAATTGAGCGCCACTTACTCTACGCCCCCGGAGACCGGCTATGGGCGCGGGAGGCTCATGCGTTTGGGTGGCCTGTTTCGCAGGGTGAAACTATGCCACGGGCAGAGGGGCCGGATCACGCTGTCACCTATCGCGCCGACGGCGATACGCCATTCGGCGGCATCCGCTGGCGTCCCTCGATCCACATGCCCCGATGGGCGTCTCGCCTGACGCTAACCGTGACCGACGTGCGCGTGCAGAGGTTGCAGGAGATCAACGAGGCTGATGCGGAGGCAGAGGGTGTGACGCTATCCCCTGAATGGCCGGAAGGCTACGGCACTCATGCTTTATCGCTTTCGCTTCTGTGGAACGACATCCACGGCTCCGACGCATGGGACCGCAACGATTGGGTGGTCGCCCTGACGTTCGACGTTCACCGCTGCAACATTGACGCGATGCCGAAATGACCAGACGCGAGTTCCCCGCCAAGGTCAAGCTGGCCGCGTTCAAGCGCGCCGCAGATCACTGCGAACGCTGCGCCGCGCCTCTGCTGCCGGGCCGCTTCGACTATGACCACGTGATCCCCGACGCCATGGGCGGGGAGCCCACGCTCAAGAACTGCGAGGTTCTTTGCAAGTCCTGCCACGGCACCAAGACGCCCGAGGACGTGGGGCAGATCGCCAAGGCGAAGCGGGTAGAGCTCAATCACGTCGGGGCGAAGCCAGCTAGGCGCAAAATGCCATACCGGAAATTCAACGGCGAGGCCGTATGGCCGGAAAGGAATGACACATGAAACGCTTTGTAACAGCCTTGGGAATTGCCATCACGGCTTCACCCGCCATTGCAGGTGATTGCGGCTCGCCCGAGCGCATGGGGGAGTTTCTGCGCAACGACTTCAAAGAGCGCGCCATGATTGTATTGCCGGAACCTGACGGCCCTATCCTGACGGTCTGGGTGAATATGGATAGCGGCACATGGACGGTGGTCCGCGTCGGTGACACGCAAGCCTGCATTGTCGCCAGTGGAAACAACGCCATGCTGCCGTCTGACCTTAGCAGCTTGTCAATGGGAGATCCGCTATGACCGACTTGGAAACATGCCCCGCACAGTGCGCTGGCCTCGCGCCGGGGCATGGATGGCCACAGAAACCCGGCAACCGCACTACGCGGGCCGGATATGGGGCCTGCCGGGATATCCCGTGGATTTCATCGGCCGGAACGTAGATCACGGCCATGCCGTTCTCGATCTTGACGTGGCCCCGCTTGTCGTCGCGCAGGCTCACTTGCGCACCTCCGTCTCGACCATCACCGGCGGGTGCGCGGCACCCATGATCGTGAGGCGCACCGATCCACCTTCGATCAGGGTTTTCAGCTCGGCCGGGCTCGGCTCCCATAGGCTCGTCATGTAATTCACGCCGTCGATCTCGTCGTCTCGGATCGTAAGGCGGATGTATTCGTCCTGGCTTTCGGCAAGAACTCGGGTTGCGTGCAGCGGGCGCAGCGGGGTCATGCTCGACCTCCATCCGGACCCATACCGGAGACGCAGCGCTCCGCGAACTTCTCCAGCTCGTTCGCGAATTGCGTGAAGATGCGCTGCATCGTCTCCTCGTCCTGCGGGGTCACGTTCTCGTCAGCCGTCAGGCTTCCAAGCACCACGCCCTGATACATCGTTGCGCCAGCATAGAACGCCTGGCGAAGCTGCTGGAGCTGGCTTTCGCCCATCTCCTGCGGCCCGCCCTTGTAGACCATCTGGACGTAGCCCAGGAACTGCCGTTCAAACAATCCGATCTCGCTCATTCTTTCCCCTCCGCTCTGCGCATCCGGCGAATTGCCCGGTGCATGATCTTGGTCCGCTCGCGCTGATCCCATTCGAGGATCGCTTTTCTTCGCTCGATCCGCGTGTCCAGAACGATAAGCCTTTGTGCTTCCTCGGCTTTCGTGAAACGCCGCCAGGGCGCATCAACCGCTCCCCGCTGCACATCTTCCTCGGCCATCGGCGCAATTCCCTTGCTTTACTCGGAACTGTATACACCTTGACAAGCTGCACGGTCAACCTGTAACGTATGCCTTGCGCATTGTGCGCCACACCCCATCGAAAGGAACTGGAAATGGCCGATAAACTGCTACGCCGCCCCGAGGTGGAAGCCCGCACCGGGCTGTCTCGCTCAACGATCTATGCATGGCAAGCGCGGGGCGAATTTCCCCAACCTGTCAAACTGGGAACCCGCCTCGTGGCCTGGCGCGAAAGCGACATCGACGCTTGGCTTGAAAGCCGCGAAACGCGGGTGGCTTGATCCGATGGCCGACAAGCGAAACCCCGGCGCGCTGGCGAGTTCGACCGGCTTGCCATGCGAAGGCGCCGGCGACGGCTACGGCTCCGGCTGAAAATTCCATCGCACAAAAAATATTAAGCCCGGTTTGCGCCGGGCTTTTTCTATGCAAACACGTCAAAATCGCCATCCGCTTGGAACGATCCCCCGCCTTTTCCGTCAGTCCTGCGCCCGCCGAGCCGGTCAAATTCACCCACGCCGAGGAAGCCATAGCCCGCCCCGTCGCAAATGTGGCTTTCGTCGTTCTTGGAGGGTTTGTCGGCGTAGCGATCCTCGCCCGTGACCGCCAGACGCTTGAAGTGCCACGCCCCCATCAGCCCCTTGTGCAGCATCGGGCAGTGTCGCTTGTTCAGCAAGAGCCCAGGCTTGCCGTCGATCATCCGCTCGCATGGCCCGGCCAGAGCCGCGATCCTCATCTTCGGGTCTTGGGTTGGCGCGGGCTCCAGGTTGATCCCGTGTTGCGTGCGCAGCCAGTCGAAGCTGGCCGTCTCGAATATCTCGTCACGCTTTCCGCCTGCTGGATCGCCCCACCCTGTTCCGGTCAGCCCTCTGGCCACATGATCCGGGAAATGCTTGACCAACGCCTCACCGACCAGCTCGCCAAATCGCTTGATCCCCATATCGAAGCAAACCACCTCACGGTGGGCCAGGAGCGGGCCGCGTGGGTGCTTCTGAAACAGGAGCGCCGAGGGCTGGAGTGTGCCGCCGCCAATGTCTGCCCCGATGAACACCGGCTCGTCAGGCAGGATCGGCAGGTGATCGACGCCATGCACCTGGCCCTTGTATTGCGGG